GTATTATATAGAAGAATACTGTGCAATAATTACTTCTAAAGCTAAAAACAAAAAACAATATAAGGGAGAGAATGATGGCAATTCATAAACTAGAACATGGTCATACGATTGAGTTTAATGAAGAAAAACACGTTTATATACATAACAACGAATATGTAGTTGGAATGAGTACATTACTTGGAAAGTTAGCAAGTCCAGCATTAGAGAATTGGAAGATTAGCACCCAAGTTAATGCTATAAAAACTGAAATGGAAAGATCAGGTATTCCAATAGATCAGATACAAAAAATAGTCACTAATGCTAAAGCTAATGCAAGAAAGACAGGAGATAATATTTTAAATATTGGCTCTATGGTTCATAAGTTTTGTGAGATGTGGCTTAAAGGAGAAAAATTTACTGACCCAAGCGACCCTGTAATATTAAGTTGCTTTGAGAAGTTTAAAAGGTTTTGGACAAAGCATAAGTTAAAAGTTGTTGAGTCTGAAAAGGTTTTATATTCTGAACGTGGGTTTTGTGGAACTTTAGACTTAATTGCTAAAGACTCACAGAATAACCTATGGCTTATAGATATAAAAACTTCAAAAGGTTTGTTTCTAAATATGGTTCATCAACTACATGGATATAAGTTGGCTTATGAAGAACAAACAGGAAAGAAGATAAATAAGATGTATATAGTTAGACTCCCAAAAGATAGTGGAGATTTTGAAGCTAGACACGTCTTATATAAAAAGGAACACTTGAAAGCATTTTTAGGATTGTTGAGTTGTCATAAATCCGAACTAATGTTTAATGAAAGTGTTAGAAAATACAATCAACTAAAAAAAGGTAAAACAAATGTATCAAAAAACTAAATTTGATAAACCCTTTTGTGGATTATCTATGAGATTATTCCCAACAGGAAACCAAAGTCCAAAGTATGAGTATAGCGGAGAAGCTAGTAAAGTTAAATTTACTTGTAGTATTACCAAAAGAAAATATGGATTATCACAAGTTAATGATTGGTTTAACACACCAGAAGTTCAAGAATATACTAAAGCTGGATATGTCTTAAAGTATATGACAAAGACACAGGAAATGCAGAATCCACCACAATATGCAAAAGGTAATCTTGAACAGATTATTTGTTTGGTTATGATTAAGCCATATAAACCTAGTGCTAATGTAGATGGATTTAAACCTATTGGTCAAACTGTTCCACAGTACACACCACAACCAATGACACAGGCTCAACCCTCTGCACCAGATCATGCTATGCCTGTTGAGAAAATGTCTGATATGGACGATGAGATTCCATTTTAATTATGGTTAAATTATCTAAAACACAAGAGCATCTTATTAGCGAGGTCTATAATTTAAAAAAAGACTTCGCTATTAAGTTAGAAGAAATACAAGCATTGTATATGGAAGTTAAACAACAAAGAAGTTTAGCTGAAAAATACCAATTAGAAAATAAACATTTAAAACAACAAATTAAACAGTTAGAACAAGAACAAGAGGAGATGTTATTATACCCATGATTATATTTGGAAAAGCAATTCACAGAAAATACAACAGACGTGTTGTTAAGATTGTATCAGTAGTATTAATTTTATTATTATCTGTAATACTGATGTCTTGTAATAAATTAGAATTTGACCCAACAACAACTACACTTAAATATATATTAAAGGAGAAAAAGAATGAGCAATCTATTAAGTAATAAATCATATGAAGAATTAGAAAAGGCTTCACAAGATTGGGCAGAGTGGCATAAAAAATCAATCATTCTTGAAGCTGGTAAAAAAGCTATGTTTAGTAAATTATTTTTAAAATATAAATTAGATACTAAAACTGTTATTGAAGCTGAACACAAATCTCGTACTGATAAAGAATATCAAGCTATTGTAGAACAGTATGCAGTAGCAGAAGAAGAATTAATTAAAGCTAGATACCATTATAATAATTTAGACAAGTATGTTAGCTTAAAACAATCAGAGTTAAAAAGAGATTTAGCTTTGAATAGTAAAGTTTAATGAATTTCACTAACGAGAATTGTGGTTTGCTCCCTTTGTTAATCAGTTAGTGAATAAAGCTATTAGCGAGAGTTAATAGTTTGGTAGGGTGGTTTGGCTCTCTCTTGACCACCCTATTTAATGTTTAGTAATATCAAAATATTTTATGCTAGTTTTAGATGTGATGGGAGTTTCAGTATAATTATAATCTATTAGATCAACTTCTGGGTGCTTCTGTATATCAGCAATCATTTTATTAAGTTTAGTTTTATTAGGAGTTACATCTATGAATCTAAAATTAACAAAATGTCCGTAAGGATTATGTATTGTTTCTAATTGAAATTCTAAATCTATAATTACTGCGTCTATGTCCATTCAACATATTACTTCTTTTTATTTCTATTTAAAACCTTATCTGTCATTTTAGTAGAAAATGTTGCAGTAAATACAATAATAACTAAATACCAGACACTATCAGGTAAATCGTTTATAATTCTTACCCATTCTTCAAAGTTTGCTCTTGTACTTTCAAACCAGCCTGTACTTAACATTGATATAAGCCAAATCATTAATATTTCGTCTTTCCAACTTTTATCTTGGCTTTTGATTCTAACTATATCTGTATCTTTAGCGGCTTCTATTTCTGCGGCTCTTATTGTTTTAACTTTTTCAGCTTTGTGTTTAAAATGGTCGGTAACTTTACCAACTGCTAATTTTGTAAGTGGGTTATTTAATAAACTAAAAATCATAAATAAGTATTACCTGTAAAAAATAATAATGTTATCCAATATAACACAAGAGCAGAATAAATTAAATGAGTAAACTTCATTCAGGCTTAATATTCCTTATTTTTTATTTTGCAACATTTGAATTTGAAGATCGCAATAATGTTTAATTTTTTCTAAATCTTCGACTCCATTTTTCTTATCAAATCTACAAATATACTTAATTACACAACCTTGTATAAAATCAAGTTTATTTGCTACTATAAACTCAATAGGCTGTATCTTATATTCTTTATAGTGCTTACCACCTATTTGCTTGTCAGTAGCCTTTAAAATCGTTCTCTGTGGCCTTAACCTAGACAATTTTACCTATCCAATCGCCTTTTTTATTAATAACCATAGGAAGTAGTCTAGGTATTCCATTTAGTATAATTCCACAACCTAGAATAAACCTTGTTTTAAAGTTCTTGGCATAATTAAAGGCCATAGACTTTTGATTAATTAAACAACCTACATTCATACCAAAGAATAGATTGTCAGGATTCGCCCAATAGCTTATTACAAATTTAGTATGATAATGGCCTTGAACTGCTGACATACCCATAGCTTGACTTACCTTTAATACATCTGCACTTCTTCCATGTGTAAAAAAACATCTTTGGCCATTAGACATTGTAAGAGTTAAATCATCTACCCACTTCCATTTTCTAGTACCTAAAAAATCTCCATAAGGTTTTAAGAATTGTTTAGACATTCCATATTTTAATGCTCGTCTATAAACTAAACTTGAATGATTACTATCAACTTCTGTAACTTCTGGAAATATAGCTTCTAATTGTTGTATGTATTCTTTGGCCTTATCTAGTTCGTGTCCAGCCGAGTACAAATCAGGATTATGTTCGTGCATTGATATAGCATGAAAGTCTAATAGGTCGCCAATGTTTACTATTCTATCTGGTTTAAATTCTTTTTTAATTTCTTTTAAAAATGTTATTGAATCCTTATGTTGATAAGGTAGGTGCATATCAGAAATGACAAGTATTTTTTTATTCTTCATACAAGCATAACTTGTACCTTATTTTGATAATAATGTAAATATAACGTAACCCATAGCACTAATCAATGAGCCTGTTGAGATTAGTAAAATTTTCTCTAATCGTTTTACTCTTTCTTCTATTGAGTGGATTTTATCGTGAGTTAGTTTTTGCATGATACGACAAAGTTTTTCGTGTGATTCTATTTTTTGTAATGCGTTTTGTTTAGCCATTACTTTTTCTTTCTTGGCTTATACTTTTTAATGCCTTGTGAGATAAATATGTTTTTATACAAAGAAACCTTTTTGCCAAACTTTTTATCTGCTTTTCTTTTTACAGCTTTATAGGCTTTAGACTTTTTATTAAAAGACTTTGGTTTGCCTAATCTCTTTGGTCTAGCTTTTGCGTATATAGGTTTCTTTGCTTTCATTATTTTTTCTTCTTCTTTTTATTCATTTTGTTTTTCTTTTTAGCTGGTCGCCCTCTTTTGCTTCCATATGTTCCTTTTCCTTGTGGCATAATATTCTCCTATTAGTTTGTTAGTTTTCCACCAGACCATTTAGTGTCTGCTAGTCCATTATTATAAGATGACCCATCATATGTCAAAACTTGTTTTCTATTAGAGCCATCTTTATAAGAACAATGAATCCAACCACTATTAGGTTCTCCATCTTTCCAAAACTCTAATATTAATTGGTCAAAATCACAATGGTTCTGAATCCATAAAGCTACTTCAAGATTAGATACACCAGCTATCTCAAAATCTGCGGCTTCTCCTAAACAATGTTGTGAAGTTGCTTTTGAACCTATTGCTTCTGATAATTCTGGGCTTCTATATCCTGATGTAATAGTAACAGGCTTATCAAACTTAACTCTTACAGGCTCTAACACTTCATAACAAAGATCGCCTAAATTTTTAATCTCTCCACTACCAGCTTTATTAGTTATACCTTTTCTAGTAGCAGTTTGGCTTTTTTCAAATTCTTCTAATGTAAAATGTTTTGAAAGTTGCATAGATTATTCCTTTGTTAATTATTGGAAGTATTTTTTAAAAGAACCTGGTAGACCCAAAAATGGTCTGCCATCATACAAGTTATTATTTTCCTTTTTAATTTCGTTATAGTGTAAAAAAACTTGACCACAATTTTCTCCTTTAAATTCTTCTCGCCAATGTTCTAATTCACAACCTAAATATATTAACATATCTCCAGGATATAGTCTAACTTTTACTCCTTTGTTTGGATTTTTTTTTAATTTAGTTGTAGTTTCATATCCTGACACGACACTACTATCTCCTGTTGGGTCTAAATATATATCCCATAAATCGCCACCTAAATTTAAAGTTGTTGATATTTCACAACTAACTCTATCTTTGTGTCTATGCAATATATCGCCTTTTTTATAAATTCTTGCATAAGAATAAGTTGGATATAAATCTAATTCAGTTTCTTTTTTCATTAATGGTAATAAATCTTCTAATAAAGTTTCCATCATAATATCTGAATAATGAGAATAAGTTTCAGGTGTTTGTGTGTCACCATAAATACCAAAATAATCTATAAAAGGAGATATTAATTTTTTATCCATTATAGCTTTTGCAACAAACCTTTTTTTTACAAAATACTTGTAAATTAAATCTGCTATTTTTTTGTCTAATGCATTTTTTACTATTTTATATTTTTGTTTTTTAAAGTTGCTCATTTTTTTCCTTTGTACCAAGTTGATATAGTGTATCTATCTTTTGTGGCTTTATTAACTTTGTGTAATAACTCTCTGCCATTAAAAGTTAATACTTTTCCTTTTTCTGGTTTTATTATTTGATTATTAACAACTGTTTCTCCACCTGTAAAATTATCGTTTAAATAAATAATAGAGGTATAAGGGTGGTACGAATGATCTAAATGTTCTCCTTTATTATTACCTATCGGATATTTCACTATTTCAGAATAATTGATAAAACTATCTTTGTCTATATTGTTAATATGTAAAGTTAATCTTTTTTTTATAATTTTAAATATGTCTAAATCGTCATTGTTAAACTCTAAATTAACTAAATAATTCTTTTGAAAAATAAGTTTGTTATTAGACGTTTCAAAATACTCAATACAGAAATTACATTCTTCATTAGATAAAAAATTTTGTTTTTCAATTATCATCTAAACGGATTTCCTAAATGCCAATTAACTAAAGAATATCTAGTACCTGATGTAACTGAATTAACCTTATGCCAAACAAAACTAGGAAAAATTATAATACTTCCTCTATTTAGTTTTGGCACTTGATGTGTTTGTGGTTTTTTTATATCATTGTTAAAGTTAAATTCTAGTTCACCACCTTTATAATCATTTGGATCAGATATTAAAAATATACTAGATAATTTTCTTATTTTGCCTTTACAATCTCCCTCGCTATAAGGTAATTCATATCCGTCTTTATGCCAATTATAATGTTGATTTAATTTATATTTTGTAAATTGTAGTTGTTCAGGAAAATCTAATTGAAAATTCCAACCAGCATTTTTGTTTGCTATTGACGTCCAATTCATTACTTCAAAATGAATCCAAGCATCAGTAAGCCAACATATATTAGAATTTCTTACGTTTTTTAAAAAATCTTGTTTTTTAGTTTCATCTTGTTCTAATTCTTTTGAATCTCCTGTTAAACCAATTTTATCTTGTTGTTGTAAACCAAATTTAATAACATCATCACAAAATTTTTCGCTTAAAACTCCGTCAAAATACCAATAGTGATTTTTAAGTTGCATTAAAAGTTAGATAGACACCCAACTAGACCCATTCCAATAATTATCTGGGTCTGATTCTGTATCTGGTTGATGTTCCCACCTTGTATTATCTTCATTCCAGAACATTAATTTTTGTTTATCAATAGTATCAAATGTTTCCCCATCAGGATTTGTAGATGGTGCTGTTGTTGGTGCTGACCAGTCATCATCAGAATTTAATACCCAAGATGGATAAGGTTTAGCAGTTAAAAATTTATCTTTATTAACATCATATGAAAATTTTATTCCAGCTTTTTGTTTTCTAGTTCCATCAGTATAAGTTTCTAAAAATCTAACACCAATTTTGTTTGTAGGAGAAACATTACTCGGAGTAAAATGTGTGCTTGAAGTTACCCAAGTATCAGCATTATCACTACCTCTATTATTTTCTATAATATCATTATCAAAATCAATAACATTAATAACTATATTATCTTCATCTAATTCTGCAAAATATCTCATTAAGCCGCACCCCAAGTTTCATTTTTAACTTTTAAAAAAACACTTTGTAAATTAAACATTCCATTTCCTCTAAATGGAGTTTCAGGCTCATTGACAATTACAATTCCTGATTTTTGTGGATTACCACTATTCGCTGGTGTGCTTGGACTACTTCTTCCAAAAGATTGATTTACAGGAGAACTACTTGGATTGCTAGGGTGACCCTCTGATGTACCAGCACCAGCATAATAAACTAAAGTTGAACCATCAGCAATCGTATAACCAGCACCAGCACCACCCATTGCACCAAAATTAGAACCTCTTGGCCCACCAGAAGATGGATAGCCAGGCTCAGTTGCACCACCACCACCACCTGTATAAGCTGGGTAGGGAGAAGCATAATCGCCGCCAGGATTACCTTGACCAGATATTCCTGAAGCACCTGACGAACCGCCAGGTGGTTGAGTTGCACCCCCACCAGAGCCACCGCCTGGTTGAGCCGCTTCAACA